CATTATGAGAACCTTAAGAAGTACGAAATAGACCACAAGAAATCATCAGGTTCATATCTTTGGGTTTTCAGTATAACAGATACTAAGGCGTTTAGGCTTTGGACGGCAATGACCGCAGAGCAGAGAGCGTCAACTGGTATAGCAGCAAAAAAGACACCCGGTTCAACATTGGTTCTACCACCCGGCATGACCTTAGAATGTAGGAATCCACAGCTATCCCCACTCAGGGATGAAGATACAGACATAAAAGAACTTGTCGCTGCTGGTATAAACGAACCAACAGACATAATGACAGGAACATCAAAAGGAACGTTTGCTTCTGTAAAAGAAACACGTGGCCCCATGTCAGATAGAACGTCTGATGAAGTAGCTTATTTTGAACGATATCTCAGGTTTGATTTTTGGTCAAACATATTCTTCCTTAGAAGTAAGGTTTCAAAGTTTCCTGAATATTTTGACGTAGACGACTGTGTTGGTTTTGGTAAGAACAAAGAACCAATTATTGAAAAAGTAAAAGAGAGACCAGAGAATCTTCTTGAATTTTCATTCCCTGTTAGTGAGACTATTGATTTGGAAGGTAAGACTAAGGCTTTATTTGGAGTTAAACACGGGCCTTTAAATAAGGTTCTTGGTGTAGATAATAAAACCATATCGAAGATTGTTGGTATAGGTGGGTGGTCAAGAACGAGACAGATTAAGGCACTTGAAGATAAGCTGTATCCAGAACTTGAGTTTGAATCTGATGCTGAATCCGTTCAAGAGAAAGCAATAGAAAAACCAAAACCATCTAACACACCCCAACCTAAGCCAGTAAAAAAACCAAAAAAGAAGGAGTAGCCAATGCCAACTTATGACTTCAGTGGAGAAGTAACCACAAAGTTTCACGACACAACCGTTTTGGCAGGTAAAAGATTTACCATTGACAGATACCTGTCGGACGATGATTTAAACCTTGTATCACACCTACCACAAGTTGACCCTCCACCTATAAAAAGCATGTTCAGCGAAGACATAGTAGAAGGTGTTATCAGTGAGGTTGACGTTGACCAGAACTATCAACGTATTGTTGTATACAATATATGTGGTGACCTTCTTAAGGTAATTGTTAATGAAGACGTTGACAACTATATACCCATGGCTAACAACACTTTCTGGAATCTTGATAATTCAAAAAACAACATCGGTGAAATTGGTTTGTCAGGTGAATCTTCTGGAAGAGTTGACGTGTCTGGCGATATGAATATTATGTAATGAATCTTACAAGGAGAACTAACAATGGAAAAACCAACTAAAGATAGAGTGTCGGAGGATTTAAAAAGAGGGAAAATACCCCGTGGTGCAATGCGGTTTGTTGATAACAAATGTTCTTCAAGTATGTTCACCAATGAAGGCGAAGAATTATCAAAGCTTAATATGACCATCTACAGCGGTGGTATAATTAAAGACCATTGGTACTGGGATAATCTTGCAATTGATCTTGATGGCTTATCTTTTCAGTCAAAGAAAACACCCATACTTGAGAACCATGACACATCTAAGAAGATAGCATTTGCAAGTGGCATTATGGTTGACAAGGAATACGGTGTAAAAGTTGACCCAGATAAAACAACCTTTGTTGATACTGAAGTAAGCAGGGAGTTCCAGAAATTGTCCAAAGAGGGGTTCCCGTATCAGGCAAGCATATCTGTCAACCCAAGTGAGATACAAAGACTCAATAAGGGTGAAACAGCAGAGGTTAATGGCTTCACAATGAAAGGCCCAGACGCTACCATCTTTCGTAAGGCAAGCGTAAACGAAGGTTCAGTGTGTGTATTTGGATGGGATTCTCAAACACAATCATCTGCATTCTCCAAAGAAGAAGTGGATGTTGACATAGATATAATCGGCAACATGTCCGAAGGGGAAGTAACCCAAAAAGAAGATAAGGAAGAATGCAAAAAAGAACTTAATAGTAATTCTAAGGAGGAAAGGCAGATGGAAAAACTAACACTGGTAGAGCTTGAAAAAGACTACGCAGAACTTCTGGCTTCGGTAAGAAAAGATGCAACTGATGCAGCTGAGGCAAAATTCAAGATAGAAAAAGAAGGTCTGGATGCACAAATTGAGGAGGGCAAAGTTAAAACAGCTATCCTTGAGAAAAAAGACGTAATAAGAACTGAGAAAGAGCTTAAGTCTGAAGCTGAAAAACTTTTTACAGTAGAATTTAACGCAAGCGATGTACCTGAACATCTTTTTGACAAGGTTATTGCAATGCTGAATCATAACAAGTTTGTTAGTGATGAAGTGTTGGATGCTAAACTTTGGAAAGAAGCATGTGTTGCAGAAATAACGTCATGGGAAAAAGCTGGCGTTACAGACACCGTGATGGGTGGTGGTAGTTTCAGTCTTAAAGACGTTGACAGCGAAGCTACAGACCTCGCTAAAGAGGCAGAAGACGATGACGCAATGGCTGATTCACTTCTTGGTTTAATAGGTAATGAGAAAGGAGGTAAATAATTATGAGTGATGCTCCTAATATACAATATGGTTCACAGGTAGATTATGGTACGCTATATGTTTCAAAATCTGAAGCTGCATTAAAGCTTCAGGGAACAGTTCAGTCTGGGTATGGTGTACTTCAGGCTGGTCAGCTGGTAGCAAGAAACGTATCCGCTGATGGTGGTGTAGGTAAGTATGTGCCTTACAACGTAGCTTCGTTTGATGGTACAGAACATTCTCCGGGTCGTGCATATCTTGTTGCAGATTCTGGAACGGTTGCATATGTTTATGTGACCATGGATGACAGTTACAAGTTTGCAGTTGGTGATGATGTCATTGTTAATTCTTCTGGTGAAAACGCAGAGAATCTTGGTGCGGTTACTGCCATTGATAGAACAACTGAACGGCAGAGAGCAAAAATTACAGCAACAGCATCAATAGCAAATAGTATGACTACCGCAGAGACTGCATATGTTAGTATTGAAGCAGGCACAGCTAACAACTATTCAGACGCTGTTGGTATCCTAGAGATTTCTGTTGACACTGGTACAGGCTCTACGGCAGCTGGTGCTCTTGCTCCTGTAATTGTATCCAATGCTATCCTGTATAACGGAATGTTATACAGTAACGATTCTACCGCTAGAACCGCACTCGGTGCGACTTTGGTTGGTAATAATTTTATACTTAAATAGAAAGTGAGAACTTTATTATGCCAAGAGGCTCAAGTGGAATACCTGAACTAAAGCTCAAGGTATTACAAAAATTCATAGAGAAGTTTAAATCACCTGTCAATACGGTGATATCTTCAATGTTCCCGTCCAGCAAATCTCCTTCGTCTACAATTGAATGGGAAAGTCAGACTGGTGGCAGAGGGATGGCTCCGTTTGTATCCCCGATGTCAGAATCTCCTGAGACGTTTCCCCATGGAGTTGCCAAGCATTCAGCTGAAGCAGCTAACTGGAAAGAGAAGATGTCTTTCGGTGAGACCCTCCTGAATAACATCAGGAAAGAAGGAACTACAGCAGGTTACGAGGCTGCATCTCAGAGAATTGCAAAAGAGATGAAAGGTCTTATTAACAGAAACATGAGACGTAAAGAGTGGATGTTCTCTCAGATGTTGTTCGGTGGCTCTTTTTCTTATGAGAACGAAAGTAGCATTATGGTAAGCGTTGACTATTCCCTTCCTGATGCAAATCAGGTAACGTTGGCTACTGATTACAAGTGGGACGAAGGTTCCAAGAAAAATATCATTAGTGATATCATAACTGGTAAGAGAGTGATCTCTGACGCTAATGGTTCTGACGCAACTATAGGTATCTGTAACTCTATCGTTCTTGGATACATGGCTTATGACCCTGCTATTCAGGCACTTCTGACAAAAAGCACTTATGGTAGCGGTAATCTTTATTCTGGTAATGTTAATGCTATTGTAAATGCTAATCCTGCCGTACTTGCTGACATCCTAGGACTTGGAACACTCATAGTCTACGATGAAAAATATGAGGTAAGGGCTAAACTGACCGCAGTTGTAACGGCAAGTTCAACTACCGTTGTATCGGTAGATAATACTGCTGACTTTGAGGTTGGTGGAACGCTTAGGTTCTATGACTCTTCTGCTGGTACATATGAAGATGAGACTATTGCTTCCATTCAGACTGAAGATTCAACTGTTACAGTTTCAACTGCTCCAGCTACATCTTACAGAGCAGGGGAAGATTATGTTATTATGACTAAGAGATTCATCCCTGACGACCAGTTTACACTTATGGCTGACAGTGTTGAAGGCACTAAGATTGCTGAATTTAAACAAGCACCTTATGGTCTTGGACGCAGTTGGGGAATGCAGACTTCCAGATGGGATAAAGAAGACCCTGAAGTTACTTACGTCAGAGTTGAAGACAAGGGACTTCCGGTTCTCTATCACAGGGATGCAATTTACAACTTAACCGTGAACTAGGAGGGTAAAGATATGAAGCAGAACGAAAAAAACATACTTTTACCTTCTCCGACTTTCGCTAAGCAGGCAACTGAATTTGGGTTGCCTGCGGCCAAGGCTTTCGTTAATGGTGAGATTACAGCTGATGTTAATGGTTTACTTGACATAACAAGACAAGCTGGTAAAATAACAGATGTAGCTATTGCTGTTAACGCAAGTGGGTTAGATAATGCAAACCCGTTAACGATGGAGGTGGATGTTTATTTAGATGGGGTTACGTGTCTAACCACGAAACCAAAGATAACATACACTAGCGGTGAAGCAAGCCAACAGATTAGTACCGCAATATCTGGAGAATATACCGACATTGTTTGTGCTGTACTTGATACAGATGCTGTTGACTTTTCAGAGAACACTATTGTTTCTTTCCAAGCGAACTTGACTCGTACTGGGTCACCTGGAACTGAGATGGAAGGCTTGTGTGTGTTTGTTAAATATGAACCGTTCTTATAACAGGAGTACAATCAGATGAAAAGACCTGAAAAAGTAAGGGTAAAAGTAAGATGTTTAGCGTTTGGTAACACTAAATATCTTAAGGATAGTGTATTGTCGGGGGCAGAGATAACGCCAAATATATTACGAGAGCTCGCATCTGGGTCAGGGACTTTGGAAGTGGTTATTGCTACTCCAGTAGAGAAACCCAATGGGTTAAAAGCTAACGAAGAGGCTTCTCCCCCCGATAATACCATAACCGTAGAGGTTGACGTTGAAAAAGAAACTAATGACACTGATACTGAGATGGATAGTAAAAAGGAAGTTGAAGAAGGCACTGAAAATAATGAGGGAACATCTGGAACAAAAGATATTAAACCAGAAGAGGTTACAAAAAAAGTAGTAAAAAAGGCACCCACCGTTGCTAAGAAAAAAACGGTGAAAGAGACCAAAGGGAATAAGAAAAAGTAATTCCCAACGAGAACCATAGAGGAGAAGAATTGTGAGTTTAACCAGAACGACTTTGATAGCTTTATTGGAAGTAGAGGTTAAGGGTTTATCCACGTATCTTGATGCTGACGACTATGGTAATGCCGTAGACGATGCTGCTAGAGAAACTGGTTGGGCCTTACCCCTGTCTGATGCGTTCAAAGAATACTGGTATAAGAACAGGTCTAAAAGACACTTATTCTTCTATCTTCTCAGCGAGAGTGCTCATAAATTTAAAGTAGAGCAGATCAACCTACAACATCGTTTTGACCACTATAGCATTCTAGTCAAAGATATGGACGAGAAGTTTGCTAAAGTTCAAGAGGATTACCCAGAGTTATTCACATCCGCAGATTCTGAATGTTTATTTGGGAGTAAGATTGATGCTGGATTTGCTTATGAGCCACTAACCGGAAGAGACATCACATACGATACATACCAAAAAGTTATAATATCCCCAGAATAAATGGAGATACACGTTGAGTTTAGGAGCAGACCTTAAAGAAACTTATAAAGAAATAGGTATCAAGGTTATTGTAGACGGAAGCGGTGAGGAGTATATTAAGTATGCACCTAACGCACAAGTTACAAAACCTTTTATCCGAGAGTTCTTTATTGAAGGAAGTATCCCATACGACACCACTCAAGTTATTGGTAGTATAGTCAGGTTTGACATTTTTAACAAAGACTACATGACTATGAACCTTACCCCCGAATCCCTCGAAAACGAGGTATATAAGTACAG